GGCGGCATCAATCCTTGGAGTAATCCATGCCAGAAGAAATAACACCCACTCCAGCTACGCCTGAACCGCCAGCGGCGCCGGATGATTTCAACGACTACGAAGCGTGGCGGAAAAACCCTGAAGCAGTGCCCGAGGCCGCGCCGTCGCCCGCACCAGCGGCGGCGAAGGCTGAAACTGAACCGGCGCCGGGATCGGAGAGCGGAGAGCCATCCGCGGAAGACGAAGAGGAAGAGAGCGAGAAACCCGGGGAACCTGGCCGCAAACGCAAAAGCGGCTTCCAACGGCGCATCGATAAGCTCACCACCGAAAAGCGCGAACTCGCTGAGCGGGTTGCAGCACTCGAACGCCTGGCCGCTCCGGCGGCTGGCGCTGAGCCTGCGAAACCTGGGGCGCCCGTGCCTAAAGGTGATGAGAAGCTGACGGCAGAGACGTTCGAAAACTATGACGAGTTTGTGGACGCCGTTGTCGATTTGAAGATCGCGCAGAAGGAAAAGGCCATAGCGGCCGAAGCTGCCAAGCGGGCGACCGAGGCCGAACGGCAAAAAGCCGTTGACGCGTGGGCCGCCCGTGCCGCTGAAACGCGCAAACAGGTTCCCGATTATGACGATGTCATGGCGGAAGCAGATGACGTGATTATTTCCGACGCCATGCAGCAAACGATTCTTGAAGCTGATCGCGGTCCGGAGGTAGCCTACTGGCTGGCTCAGAACCGCGAAGAGGCAGAACGAATCGCCAAGCTGCCGGCGTTGGCCGCCGCCCGCGCAATCGGGCGCATCGAGGCAGGTCTTCCTCAACTGAAAACGGATGGTTCTCCAGGCCCCAAGCGCACAACCAGCGCTCCCCGGCCCGTTACTCCCGTCACCGGCGGCAAAACGACCGCAGTCGCGTCGATTCACGACGAAGAAACCGCGGCCGATTACAACGCGTGGGAAACCGCGCGCAAAGCGGACCTGAAACGCAAGGCCGCCGCCGGGTAGTGACGCGGCTGCGGAGGGCGCATAGGAGCCCTCTGTAGATGCCGAATACCCTGTTAACGCCGCAGATCATCGCGAATGAATTACTGCGGAGAATGAAGAGTAACCTCGCTTTCGCAAGCTCTATACGCCACGAATATGACGAAAGATTCGCTGTATCGGGCGGCAAAATCGGAGACACGATGAGCCTCCGCGTACCGGTTCGATTCACCGCGATCGATGGCCCTACGATGACCAGTCAGGACGTAACGGAAACGAGCGTTCCGCTCGTCCTGAATAAGCACAAGCACGTCGGTTTCACCTTTTCGATGAAGGACCTCACACTTACCATTGACCGCTTCGCGGACCGGTATCTCAACTCCGCGGCGGTCGCGCTCGCGAACCAGGTCGACGTGGACGGGCTGACGATGGCGTATCAGGCCACCTACAACGTCGTCGGCGTTCCCGGCACGATCCCGAACGCGATCAAAACCTACAACCAGGCGGGCGCCTGGCTGGACAAGATGGGCGCGCCGCTCGATGGCAAGCGCTCGATGTGCATCGGTCCGGATATGCAGGTTGAAGTCGTCGACGCCCTCAAAGCACTCTTCGCCTCAACCAGGCAGATCACTAGCCAGTACGAACAGGGCAGGATGGGCACGGCCGCGGGCTTTGAGTGGATTCTCGACCAGAACATCCGCACTCAGACGACCGGGCAGCTTGGCGGAACTCCCGCCTATGTGGCGGCCGGTTCGACCGCGTCCGTCCTCAAATCGAACGGCTGGACAAACGCCGTCGCCAATCGCCTGAAAAAAGGCGACGTGATCCAGATTGCCGGCGTGTACGCCGTCAATCCGGTCTCAGGCGACACTCTTGCCGATCTGGCGAATTTCGTCGTAACGGCTGATGTCGACTCAACCGGCGCCGGGCTGGCCGACATCCCGATCAGTCCGGCGATCGTCTCGGCGGCGACACCCTACCGCAACGTGTCCGCGGCTCCCGTCGACGGCGCGTTGATCTCCGTGTACGGCAAAGCCGCAGCTCAGCAATCGACAGTAGCATCCAAGCTCTCCCCGCAAGGGATTGGGTATCACCGGGAGGCGTTTGCGCTCGCAATGGCGCCCTTCGATCTGCCGCGCGGAACCCACTTCGCGGCGCGGTCGATCGACCGCGAAACGGGGATGTCCATTTCCATCGTGAGCGATTTCAACATCTCGACGTATGCGATGTTGACTCGCTGCGACATTCTGTACGGATGGGCAGCGCCGTTGCCCTCGCTTTCCGTGCGCATCGAGTCGTGACGCGCGGGCCAGAGCTACAGTGGAGTGAGTACTTTCAGTTACTTCGTGCGGGCGGCCTTACCTAGGGGCCGCCCTTTTTTCGGTGCCGCTTGCCGTGCTCTACGACGACGACCGACCGGATATCGAACTGTTCGATCTTCCAGGTTGGAATCTTCCTGGGCGAAAATCCTATGCAATTCCCTCGCTGGTACTACCACCCCACCGCGCCGTTTGGCCGGATCATCTCTACGGCCGATGAACTAGCAGCGCTCGGCGCCGGATGGGTGACGACGCCGGCCGACTTTCCGGCGGGCGATGATGCGCCGCCGCCGATTGAGCCGTACCCGGAACCCGCGCGCCCGCTTGCGGCCGATGATGCGCCGGAACTGGAGGCGGCATTCAAAGAGAAGCGCGCGCCCGCGCCAGAGCCCGAACCGCCAGAGCCGGAGCCGGAGCCTGAACCGCCGCCGCCGCCCAAACGCTCACACGCAAAGAAAGCCACGGCCAAGAAATCGGCCGCCGCCAAGAAAGGAGCGAAAACGCATTGACCGTCCAGCAACTCATCACTCTCACCCTTGAGGAACTCGGCGTAGTCGCCGGCGGCGAAACGCCGGCAACCGAGGAATCCGCCGATGCGCTTCTGGTCCTGAACCAGCTAATCAAATCGTGGAACGCGCAAGCGCTCCCGATCTATCAACTCACGCGTACCGTGGTCGTGATGACCGGCGCGGCGAGCTATGCGCTCCCGGCCCGGCCGATCAAAATTCATTCGGCGGCCGTGGTCACCGCTACCGGCGCATCGGAGGATTGCCCACTGCTCGACGCGCGGGAATGGGGCCGCATCCGCGACAAGGGCGCAACCGGGAATTTCGCGATTGGGATGTGGTACGACGGCGGGTTTCCCACCGGCACGGTCTGGCTGGCGCCCAAGCCGAATGCGGGCAATCTCGAACTCTACGTCTACACCCCCATCGCCGTCTTTGCCACGCTCGCCGATACGATCACATTTCCCGATGGCTATGAACGCGCGTTGCGGACGGCGCTGTGCTACGAGCTTGCGCCGCATTACGGCCGTCAAGTCGATCCGGCGCTGTCCAACGACGCGAAAACCGCGGTGTTCGGCCTGAATGCGGCTCAACTCGGACAGCCCGGCACGGTTGCGCCGACTGCCGCAGCGTAAAGGAGGAACTTTTTGTGATTGTCTCGGAACTGCTCTATTCCGCCCTGCGGCTGGCCGGCGTGCTCGGCCAGGCCGGCCGCACGGCTTCAGCGACGGAGATGACGGACGCGTTCACCGCGCTGAACAATCTCGTCGACAACTGGAACGCCGAAAAGCTGGCCGTCTATGCGATCGAGAAAAAGGTAGTCGCGCTCACGGCATCGACGGCGGAATATACGATCGGGACCGGCGGCGCGTTCGCATTCCCCCGGCCGCCGAAGATCGAAGCGGCTCACTGCATTGTCGGAACGCCCGCAATCGATCAGGTGATCAAGGTCTGTTCGCCCGCTGAATGGGCCGCGATCCTGATTAAAGGCGAAACAACGAACCTCGGACCGCGCAATCTCTTCTACGAAGCCACTCTGCCGCTCGGGAAAGTCTACTTCCATCCGATTCCATCGGCCACGATGGGCGCCGCGCTGTTTGTGTGGTCACAGCTTGCCGCGTTCGCGAGCCAGGCCGCCACGGTCACTCTGCCTACCGGGTATCTGGATGCCGTCATCTATAACCTGGCTGTCGATCTTTCGCTGACGCCGCGGTTTGTGCGATTTCCGATGGACCCGGCCGTGGTCGGACGCGCCGCCGAATACAAGGCCGCGCTCAAAGCGCACAATGCCGAACTGAACTTCGGGCTCAACACGACCGCACCGGCGCCGGGGGCCGCTGCATGACCGTCAAGGAACTGATTTACGACTCGATGCGCCTGGTCTCGGTCCTCCACACCGGCGAAGGGCCGAACACGGACGAGCACGCCGAAAACCTCCGCGCGCTGAACACGATGCTCGACTCGTGGGCAAACGAGAGCCTGATGGTGTACCAGATCGCCGACGCGCTCTATCCCTGGCCGGCCGGTGTCGGCTCCCGCTCGCTCGGCCCTGGCGGCGATTTCAACGCCCCTCGGCCGGTACGCGTCGAAACGGCCGTCTGGATCGTCGATCAGATGCGGGCGCCGCTGGAACTGATGACCCATCAGATGTGGGCATCGCGGGGCGCAGGCGGCGGGCCGTGGGATTACGGCCGGGCCGGAATCTGGTCCTCGGGCGAATACCCGGCAACCACGCTATGGATTACGCCGGTTCCCGCCAACGATGGCGCGCTCGAACTGGGCACCTGGGTACCACTGACGGCGTTCGCGTCGCTCGACGACACCGTAAGCCTGCCGCCGGGGTATATGGAGGCGATTCAGTACAATCTCGCGATCCGGCTCGCGCCGCGCTATCGCGAAGCGGTTGTGTCTCCGTTGGT